CATGTAATATCACCAGTTGCTGAAATATTACCAACTACATTGATATCACCTAAGACATTTGTTGTATCAGCAAGAACATTAAAGATTGGAATATTACCAGCACTATGCTGAAGGTACATCTGTGCTGTTGAGACTCCATCACAATGGAATCCAACATAGTTGGTCTCATTGTTGTAGAGATATGCACCAAGGTCTACATTCTTGAACGCATAGTCACCAGGAACTGAATCAGACCATGCACCTTCCTGACTTACTTTATCATAATCATAGTTTGTAGAACTGTTCTGTGGACCAGCAAATGTGCCAAAGTTCTCAAATCTAAATGGAAGAGTTCCCTCTTCACCACCCTTTGGATTTCCTGGAAATAGACTTTCCCAACTCATAATGGAACCTCTGTCTTAAGTTTCTCAACATCATTTCTTTCAGCAAAGATATGATAATGACAATGAATGGGTAAACCAGGTTTTGCTTGAACAACAACCTGATTGTTTGCAACTCTCTTGACCATCAATCCTTGATCAATACCAACTGATGTAAGGGATACTGTGATAGAATTTGGAGAAACAATATCCTTCCAGACCTCTGGTAATTGAATTGTATCTTTATTTCTCAACACTCCTCTGACATAAACAGCATTCTCTGGTCCTTCAAGACAAGCATAAACTAGATTTGTATTAGGAAGAGTTGGGTGTGGGATAGCAAAGTTCTTAATCTTTGCCATCAATACTTCAGTATATATTACTTTTGATTTAATAATCTTAACTGTAAGGAGAGTATCTACCTTTAGAAAACTCTTGATCCTGGCAAATGTGGTGGCAAAGAATGCATAAAAAGGAGGACCACCAAATGCAGGAGAAGCAACATCAGGATTGGCAGTTTGTCCTGCCATCACACTTCCTCTCTCATAAACTGGGACTGCAAATTGTGATGGGTCACCAGTCATCTCTGGTCCCTCAATGTAAGAACTTCCTCTTACTTTAGTAACACCTCTACCAAATTGTTCTGGTTTTCCCTCACCAACTTCAAACTGTCCACCTACGTGAAAATTACCTGCACCTGACATCTTAACCTCCTATCCTGCTAATGATTTTGCACCTTCTCTTGCATCTGTGGCTGATCCACCCTTTCTAACTCTTCCAAGGGCAGCACACGCTGCATCATTACCATCTGTCATGTTAACAAAATTGCCAATCAAGTTCAAAATGTTTCTGGCAATACATTCAACATCTTTATCTGATACAATTTTAACAGATACTTTAGCATGGATATCTATAATTTGTCCAGCATCTAGAATAATCTTTTCATTTGCTTTGAGTCTGATGTTACCAGTTTCACCTGTGTCACCAGTAGTAATCAACTCAATATCTTTTGCTTGAAGTTTAATTCTTCCAGATGGAGCAGAGAGAATAATATCCCCACTGTTTGCAGTCAAATCAATTGATGGTGTTCCATCCTTTGCTCTGTCTCCAGCAATGACAGCAAAAGAACCAGCAGATCTGCAAAGTGTACTATCCCTCTGCCAATCCAACTCACCTGTCTGCACCATAGCAATATAGTGTGGTGCATCAGTCATGTAATTATTCAGATAAACTGAATAAATTTGTTGGTTTGTTGACAGATGACCAAACTTAATCTCACCATCCTTTGTGCCTAATCTATAGGCTTCATAATTGATCTTTGCTGACATTAAAACTTACCTACACAATCAACTACTTGAATAACTTTTTCTTGATCAACAAGTGAGATGTCTCTCACTCTATCTATACAAAGTTTTGCAAGCAATTGTGCTTTCTGTCCAGTAGCACTCTGAATTGTTATCTCTGGAATCACTTGGAATCCCTCACCAGGTTTGGTGATAATAACATCTGCAATCCTTCCAAATTTATCAACAACCAACTCTGCCTCAGCACCCATGCTTGGTTCAATAATTACTGTATCAGTATTCTGATATCCAAAACCAGGTCTCTGAACAATAATATCGCAAAGATACATCAATACAGGATAAGTATTTTCAGCAGCAGGTCTTTCACCGCCATTAGGAGTGGTAAGACATCCAGCTTTTTGCATTATGTGGGGAGCACCACCATTGATAACTTCTCCACCACCTTCTCCATCAAAAGGTTCTGTGATAACGGTTGTACCAACAGGAAGAATTATCTTATCACCTTCATCAAGACAAATTCTTGTGCCTGGTCCTGCAGGAATTTCTTTGACACCATCATCATATGTAATCCTTGTATCATCAGGTTTACTATATTCTCTACCATCACCACCTGTGCTTCCATCCTCTGTGGGCAAGTATCCATCACCAGGATCAATAACGATTATGTCAACAATACCTAGACCAGGGCCACCAATTCCACCTAGATCAGGAGGAACCATTGTTCCTGGAGCATTGGGAGTGTTTGGTAGAGGACCATGAGGAGGAGCTGGATCTGGATAGAACGTACCAGGACCAGGAGGAAGAACAGTAATTGGTGTGAAAGGACCAGGAGGATCAGATGGACCTATACCACCTGGGTCACCAGGACCAGGACTACCAGGACCAATGGCACCAGGTTCTGGTGAAGGATCACCAGGTCCAATAGTACCAGGTGGTGCAGTAGGATCTTCACTTGGAGGACCAAGTGGTGGACCAAAACCTCCTGGGTCACCAGGACCACCAGGACCAATGCCACCAGGTGGAATCTCACCAGGTCCACCACCACCACCAATTGAACCAGGAGGAGATCCTGGAGGTATAGAACCAGGAGGTAAACCACCACCACCAATTGAACCAGGAGGAGATCCTGGAGGTATAGAACCAGGAGGTAAACCACCAGGACCACCAATTGAACCAGGAGGAGATGCAGGAGGAGATCCAGGAGTTATAGTTCCTGGAGGTATAGAACCAGGGCTTCCACCACCCCCACCAGTGAATGGGGCAAGTGATCCTTCAGGACCATCAGTTTGGAAAGGTGTTCCTTGTCTACTTGTCAGTTCACCAAATAACTTTCCATCATGAACAAAGACAGCAGGACCAACGTGTGGTCCACCACCACCAGGTGGAACAGGACCAGGAACCCACTTACCAGGTCCAAGTGTTGTAGTGCCAGGGAATGGATGGAATGTAGAGTTTTGTCCAGGACCTGGAGTTAGAATACCAGGGATTCCTCCACCACCAGGACCAGGTGATGGGAATGAATATCCTCCTGGGGGTAATGCAGGTGAACCTGGGATTGGAACTCTAATAGGTTTGATTGGATCTTCAGGGTCAGGAGTGACATCCTCTTCTTTCAAACAATAAAGAACAGCACCCTCTTTCTGTAGTCTTTTTGACTTAGGTTTTTTAAATTTACCTCTCTTAGCGCAGATAACAAGGTCATCATAATCTTCATCACTTTTACCTGGGTCAAGTTTCTCAACCCAATAAGTCTCTATCCTTGTCTGTTCATGAAGTACAATGGTCTCTTTATCTCTTCCTTCCTTTACAAGTTGGCCACCACCACTATCAGTTATTTCACCACCTTCTCTTTGTGTCCATCTTCTTTGCTCACCCCAGTGACCTTTAACACCCTCTCCCTCAATCTCAATATAATCAATGGCAGTACCACTATCTTCAGGATTATCCTTCCACTCCAATGCAATTACAATGACACCTTTACCAATTAATTGAAGTCCATCATCACTGAATCTTGCATCTCCATTCTCAATAGTAAATCTAGCATTGACATCATTACCATGACCATCTAATAGTTCAATTTGTTTATTATCTTTTTTGACTCTTCCCTTAAAGTATGTGCTTGGATTGGCATTGTATCTCTGTGTTTCTCTATTATTACCAAACACCCAAGTTATATCAACAATTGAAGGTTGATTGCGAACGGTTTTAGTCTTCTGCTCTCTTATGACTTTTCTACCAAAGACATCATCAAGTTGAATACACTTACCATTATTACTAATCTTAAGTGGATTGAAGAGCGGTTCTCCATCAAATTGGAATCCTTTTACAATATAACATTTGTCTTTAACAACTCTTTGTCTCTGACCACCATCAAATGCCTCTTTGAATTCAAGTTCAAGACCATCTTGAATGATTGATTTTTTAGGAGCCAGAGCAAATGTAGACTTACCAGTTCCAACAACAACTTGTCCATCTTTTAATCTTCCTTCACCTCCAATGTCATCAGTTGAGAAGTCAAAATCAGTATCAACAGATGCAAGTTGAGACTTATCTTGAAGAACAAACTTGATTACAGGTTTTTCTTTTGTTTTTGCAACAGGAATGGTGAAGGTTTCCATTGTAAATTCAACAATGTAATCCTCTTCTCTAATCTTAAGTTGTTGCTTAGGTGCTCTCTTACCAATCTTAGAAAAACTAGGACCTAAACCATAAGAGGGTGTTCCAAATGCCTTTTGTCTGGGACTATATGGTGATGTTCTAGTTGAGTCATCAGTGTTTTCATTGAATGGATATGGTGAAGGTTCAAATGGACCAAATCCAAGACTGTCAGGAGTGACAGCAGGCGTTCCACTGTTGACACCTTTTTTCCTTTTCTTATTCTTAAGATCCTTGGGATAGTTATTATTAACATCACCAAGAACTGGTTTGACAACAGCACCCTTTCCCTTTCCACACTTGTCATGAACATTTGCTCTTGCCTGTTCATCATATCCAAGACCAAAACTTTTCATGTCAACGCCAATGACATTACCAGCAGCATTGATAACAAGATTACCAGCAGCACCTGCTCCTTGCTGTGATCCAAAGATGTTCAGATCTGGAGGACCACATGGGAATTCATCAGTAATACAACCATCAAGTTGACTACCTACATCCAAAATATTACTGAAGTTTACATTATCTGCAAAATTGAATGTGTTTAAAGCATCAAGACCACCCTGTTGAACTGCACCAGCATATTCTTTTGCCTTGTTCAGTACATTTGCAACATCACCTTTTCCAAACTGTGAACCAGAACCATAAATGTGACTCCACTCACTGACTGGTGAATTTTCAGGGATATCATCACAATTGAGGAAGGACAACAGGTTACCAACCATATTCATTACATCACCAGCAAGATCAAGTCCTTGTCCTGCCAGGTCAACAACACCCTCTACCAAACCTTGGATTGCATCCATTGCACCACCAAGGAATCCACTAATAGTTCCTAAAACATTACCTGCAAATTTTTCAACAAAGCAAGTGGGAACATTTACAATCTTATCAACTGCTTCCTTGATAAAGTCTCTGACCATACCAAGAAGTCCACCAAATAATTTTCTAAAGAAACAAGCAAGTGTTTCTAATACTTTATCAGTGGTGGTCTTTGCAACTTCAGTTTCACTTGGTCTTGTAAGTGCTAAAACTTTCTTGAATGCTTGATCCATCTTCTTGAAGATGTTCTCTTCAATCATTTCATAAAGCCACTTAATAGATCCAGCAATAAATGTTGCTGCCTCTTCTATCTTTGCGTTTATCTCCTCTTCTACTGCTTCCAGTCTTTCAATTTGCTCATCACCAATCTCTCTTATAGTTCTCTTAAGTTGCTCAATCTGCTGAATTGCTCTCTGCAATGCCTTTTGCATACCCTTGATGGGCATCTCATTGGGGTCAGCAGAGGCAATGTATTTTGGAATTCTCTCAGATGGATTATCAGCATCTCTTTTTGATCTCTTTGTATCAGAGTTTTTATGTGCTTCAATACTAACTCTATCCTCCCTACCAACATCTGTACCAGTTGTAGTGGTAGGTGTTGTTGTAGAAGCAGTTGAGTCTGTGTTACCTTGTACATTAGAAACAGTTAATGTTTGTACAACTTCTTTCTGTGTTGTAACTAACTCACCACCAGCAGGTTTTTTCTTAGTCAGACCATAAAAAGGTTTGAATCCAATGTTGGGGACAGCATCCATCACTGCCTGATAATTATTATATCCAATGCAACCCATGATAACAGGTTGCTGTGCCTCTTCACCATCTAAGAAGAAACCAAAAACAAAGTTACCTTGCCTAAGGTTTGAGGTTTGAGCAGCATCACCACCAGAACCAGCAGTGACTGGGTACATTAAACTAGCAAATGGCAACTCATTATCAGGTAGATCTTCTTTACTCGCAGTATGGTAACCCATAATACGAACTCTATATCTCTCACCAAATCCTGCATTTTCAGTAGCAGTTTCTTCAAGTTGCCCTAAACCAAAGTTTGATTTCCAAGTTTCTTCAGGCGCAATCTGTCCTATCCACCAGACAAATCCGTCTCTTCCTACAAAATGTGACTTAAGAAAACCTTGATCAATCATTCTTTACCCTATATGAATCTCTAACTAATGTGAGACTTGAAAAAGTGTCTTTGGGTGTGGTTCTATGACATATATGAGCAATCATATACTCACCACTTGTTTCATTATTTATTGGACCTGTAGTATCTGCTGGACCAATTTGAGGGAAGACACATTTGATGATATCCCCTGCCCTGAGTGAGAAGTCACCTGGAATCTTAACCTCAGTCTGAATAGTAAACAACTGATTATATCTCATCACAGACTGAACAAGATTCTTTGTTGTATTATCATTAATTACTGATTCATTTCCCTTTCTGATGTTAGCAACCTGCTCATCACCAGATCCTGGTTGATTAAAACCTACATCTAATACTCTTGACATCAATCTTGATGGTGTCTCAATGAGTTGTGGATTCAATAAATTAGCAGCAGTTGCTGCCTCTTCACCAGCAGTGGTGATCTTTCCAGATTGTTGTTTGGTATCAAAACCTTGAACAACATAACTAAATCCCAAAGGATCAAAGAATATGGTTCTATTATTATAAACACCCAATGCTAGATTCTGTTGAACATCAATGTCAGCATTGATTTTGTATGTAACTATCTTTCCATCATAATCTTCATCATCAGGAAGACCAATACTACCTGTGTAAATATAAGTCTTTTTTGGATCCTGGTCAAGAAGTTTATCAATTGATTTAAAAAAGTGTCCATCTTTTGTTTGATAGAACATGTAACCTGCTGTTCCACCTAGACCAGAACCTTGTCCTGATGAACCAGGGATTGCCTTGGATGCTAACCAAGTCAGAATATAAAACGCTTTTCTATCATTACCATAGAAGTTATAGTTACCTGCAGTATCATCAATTTCAATTTGTCCAATGCCCATGGCAGTAGCAATGTCATTCACGTGAGTAGAGATAGGAGCATCTTTATATCTCTTTGTCACCCTGAATTGTTCATTGGCAAAGTATTCCTTTGATGAGAAGTCAATAAAAAATACCTCTTGTGATGTGCCAGGGTTTGAATTTCTTACTCTATTCACATAGAGTTCAAAAACCATTTCAGTCCCATAGTTATCAACCACAGTAATATCAGCTCTCTCACCACCTCTTATAGGAAGAGCGTCAATGATACTACCCTCTCCTATCTTACTACCTTCCTGTACACCAGTGTCAATCACAACTGCTGTTGCAGTAATGGTGTTTGATAAGACGCTCTCAAAGTATCTGAACTCAACAACACTAGGTGAGATATCAATTGAAAATTGTTTAGAATTAGAACTGATACTAAAATCTTTAATATCACCTGCTTCAGTAAGTTTTGGCATTATCCTACTTTATAAAGTAACCCTAAGAGTTGTTTTTTATAGTAACTATTTAACATGGATTTTGTAGAGACACCTGTCATCATCACACTTGACTTCCTTCCACCACCTGACATTGCAGGTTGTGGTTGTCCACCAGGTCCTATGATGATAACATTATTATCACCAAGATCATATGATGGATATTGTTCAATGTCTCTTGTTACTGGACCAGGTGATACTACATTACCTCCAGATTGTCTATGACCATGAGAGTCACCAACAATTTGTGGACCTTCAGTGGCAGGTGTGGTGGACACAGGAGAACCATCACCCATTCTACCAATAACAAGATACTTAACATAAGGCATTGGGTCTTCATCTTTTTTATAACCACCAGTGCCTTCAGGACTTACCTCAAAGTGTAAGTGCTCACTTGTCCCCCTACCTGTATTTCCAATTTCACCAATAATCTCACCATTATATGCTTGTCCTTTTTGAACCATGATTGACCCCAATGCAAGGTGTGCAAACAAGAAGTCTTTATCACCAGAGGTTATAACAACAGTCTCACCATATCCGTCAAACGTACCAACATCTGATACTCTACCCTTCAACTTGAATGCAACATAATATCCTTTATTGCCCTTACCAACTCCAATATCTACTCCTCTATGAAATCTACCATCCCTCCATCCTCTTGCACTAGTCATACCAACTTTATTCTGGATGGCATTTTCTCCAGCATATACACCAATATCCATTAAATTAGCAGTGGGAACAATATTTGTCAGTCCAGTACCACCACCACCTGTTCTAGGAATTGCTTGTGAAACAGGAGTAACACCTGGTGATGGACCTTGTTGTTGTTCTCCACCAGCATCACCTGAAAGCTGAGCAGTTGGAGTAGAGATTGTTTCAGTTGTTGTCTCTGCACTTTGTCTAGTCAATCTCTTTGCTTGAGCAACCATGGTAGCTTCAAACTCATCTCTTGTAATTTCTCTTCCATCTGGATCAAAAAACTTATCCTGACCCATTTTAAAGATGTTTCTTCCACTTACAAAAGTACCTACATTCTTTAACCTAACAGATTCACCTGTACCTTTGTTACCCATCATTGATGTAATCTTTGCTGCTTGATCACGCATAGTAGCAAGAGTTATTTTTGCTTCTTTTGCTTCAGCAGTAGGTATCATTCTGGTTTGTGGTTGTGCTGCTGGTTGTGTTACTGGTTCTGCTTCTGGTTGTGCTTCTGGTTGTGGTTGTGGAGGAATAGCAGGTGGTTGAGTGGTATTGAAGTTGGGAACATTTCCCATTGTAGTGCCTGTGTAATTCCAATCATATCCAAAGTAATTGTTAGGTTTATTAGTTGTTCTTACTACCTCTTCTTTTCTATCTCTCTTTGAATAGTTTGTAAAGTCTGTTCTACCACCAACAAACTTCTTTGCTTCTTCCTGATATTGTTTGTTCTGAATATCACGAGCTGCTTTTTCAATGAAAGCAACATCCTCACCAACTGCTGCTGCGGCAGTTTGAGCATCAACAATATTATACCACTCAGGATTTGTTTTAGCACCTGCTGGATTTGGAGAAGGGTAATCATAACATGGTTGATATTGCCCATCTTGGAGAATCAAATCACGAATAGATCCAGATCCATAAGCACCAGATGCTTTTCTATTGTAGATTGATTGTGCCACATCTGCTCTTGCTTGTCCATCACTATCTTCTCTAGAGGCAACAGCAACAAGAGTCCAGAAGTCTGAACCACCACCTGAAGTAACTTGAGTAGTTGCTGGAAGTTGTGGTTGTTGTGATTGTTGTGATGTACCAGGATCCTCCATCAATCCTGTCAATGGTGTGCCACCACCTTGCAAACTTGAAGGAGTTGATGAATCAAAATTGGGAGGGAAGAAAGAATCCTTTAGTATCTTTGCCTTGTCCAATATATTAAATGGATTCAACATCCAAAGTATATTGGGGATCTGGGGTTCCATCAGGAACTTCTTGATATTGTCTTTAGCTTCCTGAGAGAGACCTGGTAATCTGTCAATTGTCCACTGCCATCCACCACCTGGTCTCAGACCAGGCAGTTTAATCATTGGAATTTTCTTAAGCAACCTTGAGAATCCTGCCTTAAAGAAGTCAAGTATCTTACCACCAACATTCAATGCGCTTTGAAACTTATCAAATATCTTCTTCTTAACTGCATCTATACCACCACCCTGAGTAAGATCATATAATAACTCACCACCAAACTCACCCAACAAACCACCAACAATTGTTCCAACAACTGGAACTGGAATCAGTGTGCCAAGTGCTTCACCAAGTCCAGCACCCACTGCCTTGAACAATGTTTTTGTTGGTGGATCACCAGATAGTAATGATGAGATTGCTACAATTAAAGGACCAACAATAGGAATCCTGATTCCTCTTGCTGCTTTAGCAACACCCTTCATCATCTTACTAATACCACCAAAGTTCTTTGCTGCTTCTTTACCAAACAACTTTGATACTAATGTACCAGGTGCCCTTACTGCTTTACTTACTGCACCACCAACAGCAGCTGCTGTTTTTGTAATACCCTTGATTGCTGCAGATGCTGGTCTAGTAAGACTTTTGATCATATTAAACGCAGCTTTACCACCTCTCTTCAAAAGGTTTCCAAGTTTAGTTGCAAATTTAATTACATTCTTAAGGAGTGGAACTCTCTTAGCAAAGTTTACTATGGATCTAAAAATATTCTTACCAAAATTAAATATAGCAGTGCCCACAGACCTTAGCATCTTGCCAAGGTTCTTCACACCTGATACTAAAATTTTACCAGTGGTTTTAAATATAGTCTTGATGGTGCCTGTTAAAAATCTCAGAATACCTTTGACAGCACCCTTTAATATCTTACCTACTAACCCCAGTCCCCTTCCAAATACTTGGAATGCACCTCTTGTGAGTAGGAATATAAGATAAAGATTATCTCTCAAGAATGTGAGAGCACCCATAATCTTCTTAAAGTTCTTAAGAAGGAAAAGAAGAATGCCACCTATCAGAATATTTTTTATAAAGTCAAAGAAGTTAAACTTACCTGCTACACCACCTATGATACCTGAGAGAACACCTGCTGCTCCCTTGACACCTTCAAGCAGTCTCTCTCTTCTTCTTCTCCTTGCAGCAGCAAGTTGTTTCTTTCTCTCCTTTGCTGCTTCTACTTCTGCCTGATACTGACCTTTTATTGCATCATCAATTGACCCAGATAAACTAACAAGATTAGTTACCTGAATAGAAATTTTTTCAAATCCTACCTTTCCACCAGTTGAAATTACTTTTGGATCTTGAGGTCTGGTGGGAGGTGCCTTTACAATGGCACTGACTCCACCACCTTCCATTGACCTGACAAGAGCGCCACCTTTTGATTTAACAAGGGCACCATCTTCACCTGTGACTCTTGCTAGAGCACCTTTCTTTTTACCTTTAATGAACTGTTTTGCTTTATTCTTTGCTACATTCTTTGCTTTATTTTTAAGAGCATTAGTTGCAGCTTTCTTAATACCCTGCTTGGCAACACCTGCCAACAATCCTTTAGCACCAGCGAGAAGAAGTGGAAGTGCCATTTTATCCTACCAGACTGTAGATGGATTTGATGATAAGAGTCTCAGTGTTCATAGAATCTGTTGATTCAAAAGAAGGAACAGTGTTTTGAGGACCACCAGATGCTGCAGATTGTGGTGTTGCACCTGGGGGCACTTGTCCACCATTTTGTGTAGGACCAGTGACAACAGAAGTAGATGGTTGCCTTGGACCAGGTGCTACTCTAGTATCTTGTGATGTAGAAACTACAGGTGATGGACCTGGAGCAGAGACAGCAGGTTGTGTTTGTTGTTTCTTAAACTTTGATTCTGCAATCAGATATTTCTGCAACTGAAACTGCATCCTTGAAGTAACTCTTGTCCCTTCAAGAGTAGTGCCTGCCTGTGCTGAAAGAAATCTACTTCTCTGTCCTTCAGACATGCTCTGGAAGACAGCAAAGTTACTAGGATCAACACCCTCTGCTTTTTTAAACTCAGCAGCAGGAGAACTCTTAGGTTGTGACCCTGAAGGATCACCACTTACACCTTTAAACGCATTCATTTCAGATTTAATCATCCTTCTTATCTCATCACCACCAGTGTTTTTCTTCCTGGATGCATAAAGTCTATTGAGATCCCAACGATAATGACTTCCAATATTTCTATTGTAATATTGTGGATTATCTCTATACTCTTCAGAGTGTGTTCTTACTCTAGATGATGTAATATCACTTGGTTTCCATCCCCATATAGTAGCAAGGGCAGCAGCTTCTTTTGCCATCCCCTTATATTGTGTTGATGTTATTGCATGTGGTCCCCAACTCTTATAGTTTTCCTCACTTGCTCCATGCATACCAGACACAGCAATTCCTGCTGCATTTGGAGTATTCTTAGCATAAGTATGATAAGGTTTTCTACTTCCATAAGGTGCAACTGATCTTAAACCACCTGATGTGATTTGTGTATGGTATCCAGCACCATCTTTATATGGACCAACACTATTTCTAGTTGATGCAGCCCAGTGCAAATAGATTTTCTTATTAGCATTTGGTCCTTGAGTCTTATCTCTCTTCTTTACTTCCCCAATATATCCACCACCTTGCATTCCAAGAATTTTTCTTGCAGAATTCCAAGTATAAATCAGACCACCTTTAATTTTACCAATAAAACCTTCAGGTTTTTTACCTTTTGTTTTATTTGTTTTACTCTTTTCAACGCTCCTTGCAACAGATTTTTTCATCTGAGGGTTTGGTTTCCATGGATCTATGCCCATCTCTCTCATTATACCATCTATCTTACCAGGATAATCTTCATATGGATTGTATCCTGCAGAAGCAATATTTCTGATTGCTTTTCCTGGAACTTTTGCATTACCATAATAATCTTTCCAGATTCTTACTCTGTATTTGATAGAATCTTCTGGAGACTTAAACTTGATAGCTGTATGATAAGTGTCATCAGTAGTATCATGATATTTAAAAGTTTGATCAGCTGGGAAATCAGAACTAGCATCTTGACCAAACAAATTGTTTGCTGCTTTTGCTAGTGGTGATGTTCCATAAGCACTTTCCTCACACGCCTGTGCTGCTACAACACCTGGGAATGGATCTCCATATTTCTTAGCAGCTTTATACATTCTGGCATAGAATTGACCATATTTGTCTGATGGTTTCTGATAGTTTGGAAATCCAGGTATGGGACTTTTACCCAAACCTTTTCCATATCCAACCATACCACCACCTCTCATACCAGTCACTGTTCCTACCTTAGGAATATTTGTCCCTCCTCCTTCCTTATTCATTGCAAGAAGATTCTCAGCACCATAATATTGTACAGCAGGTTGGTTCATCACAATCTCACCAGGTTGCAATGCTACCATGCCACCACCCTGCATACCAGCCACTGTGCCTTGCTTAGGAACATTTGTTCCACCACCTTCCTTGTTCATTGCAAGTAGTTTATTAGCACCATGATACTGAACAGCAGATTTACTCATTACAATCTCACCAGGTTGCAATGCAATCATCTGAGTATCAGGACCCATGCCCCTTACTTTCTCTCCTGTATTACCAGTGACCCTGCCACCAGATGTCATTGCAGTTACATTAACATCTCCAGCATTGGTGGTATTATTGAGAACTATGCCACCACCTTCAAGTCCTTGAGCAGGTGTGCTCTTTGGTGGAGGTGGTTTCTGTTGATTCTGAGGTAAGGTATTGAATGGATCAAACAGTGGGATCTCTGGTATCTTTGGAATCTGAATTTGTGGCGCTTGATCTGGTATATTGTTCAGAGGATTTTGTCCAAAGAGTTTCAAGACATCATTAATTCTATCTTCAATAAAATTAAAGGCACCATAGATTGGACCAATAACAAAGTTGCTTATTGGTTTAAGAATCCAATAATTAAATTCATTAATGAATCCATTGATTGCTCTTATAATACCATTGAAAAATTCAAGAACACTATTAAAAGCATCAACCAGTGGTTGTAAATATTTCTTAGGATCTTGAAGAAGTTTAAGAAGGAATAGAAGAGCACCACCAAGAAGAATATTCTTGAAGAAATCCATGATCATGTCAAAGATACCCTTAACAGGTTTGACCACTTTCTTATTGATACTCTTATCAGTTTTTTCTCCTGCTTTGTCCTCTAACTTTGCCTCTCTTGCTTTTCTTTTTTCTCTTGCCTCTAAATTATCTTCTTTCTTTTCTTCTTCTTTGTCAAGTCTAAATTGATTCTTGAGAGTCTCTAAGATACTCTTTAAATTTTCCTCAAGGTCAGTGAGTTTAAGAGATACTTCATCAATACCTTTCTTGACGTCCTCCTGCTGATCCTCCTCCTTCTCTTTTTCTTGAGGAGTAGCAGTTCCTGGAAGTAAAAGTTTTGGAGTAACCTTTTCTTTTTTTTCTCTTACTGTGTTTTGAGCAGTCTTAAGAAACTTTTCCTGTGATATTCTAACTTCTTTTTTATCTTGTTTTTTCTCTTCAGTTTCTTCAGTTTTCTCTTTTGCTTTCTTTTGCTCAGCAAAAAATTTCTTTGCATCAATCTTTGGTTTTGCCTGGTCATCAGGCACAGGAATCTTTTTAATCCTGACAAACTCTCTTGTAAGAATGTCAACATCACCACTATCCATGTCACTACCACCCATCCTGGCAGCAGTGATTTTCTCTTTGATTAGTGTTTTATATGTGCCAAAATCTATATCACTCCCATCCTCAATACCAAGATAATCTCGCAAGATACCCTGGTCAATTTCTTTATCTACGTTGGTGGGGTTCTCAAGAGCCATTCTTTCTCTTTGCCTTTTCCTCTTCTTCTTTAAGATGTTGCTCAAGTAGAATAGTATATACTTCCCTCTCCCAAGGGATCATATTTTCAATCTCAGTCAATGAGTATTTATGGTACTGCATCAAGGCAAAATTTAGTTTATAGTATGACATCATATCCATATGTGCCATGCCTATGCGAAAAAACTTGAGAGTCCCTCCAGTGTTACTTTATTCTTTTTCTTTGTATTAGGATTCTTCACATCAATAGTGTGAGAAAGTTTAGGCATTGTGCTGAAGAACTTTTCAATCTCTTTAAACTGAGTTGAGTTCAACTGCTCAAGAAATTCCTTCACCTCTTGAGGACTTACATCACCTGTAGACCATACTTCATCACTATCATAGATTTTATCAATACAAGTTCCAATCAGATCAAATGATTGATCAAGATCTGGATCTTCAAATTCAAAGTTGTTTCTGATGAACTGATCAAGAGATGGATACTTCATGTCCATGAAGTAAGTATCATCAAGTTTAACAGTCTTTGTATGATTTTTATCTGTGACTACTTGAATGTCATCAAGATTGATTGACACCTTTACTTCAGTCTCACCATCATCTGGACAGATAATGTTTACTTCTACAACCTCTCCTACAGACTTACCTCTGATATTCAAGAAGAGATATTCAATATCAAAAGTTGGAAGTTGATCAACCTTAACATCCTTTGTCAAGATACAATCACTGATGACAGCTTTGATTGCTGATGTGATCTGTTGCGAGTCCTCTGACTCAAGTGCAATCACAAGTAGTTTTTCTTCCTTGACAAGGAAAGGTCTATAACTAATTGTTTTTCCTGAAGAAGGCAAATCCAACTCAAATGTTGGTGTTACAATTTTTGGTAAAGGCATAATATCCTATAAAAAAATCAGTGTGAATATTTAGGCAACGTTTTGATTAACAAAATTAAGTTCTGGATTGATCTTTCCATCACCTGGTTTGAAGTTAAGGAAGTTCTGTGTAAGAAGAAAGTTATCTAAAGTGGGAAGAGGACTTTGTTCATCAGTCTTCTTTTTGGCTGCTGGAATGTATGGTTCAGTCACATATCTGACAAAAGTAAAGTTTACTGTCAGTTTAAGAAGATCAGTTGATCCATAACTAATGTCCATTGGATTCATAGAGATAGGAAATCCCTCAATCAAAGTATATTTGATACTTTGATTTTTTGAAATATCTCTCTCAAATTTATAAATTTCAATAAGATTTTGTGATCTATAACCTTCACCTATCTCATCACCATCAGGATAATTCATCCTGAATCCATTCCTAAAGTTTTTATAGTTTTCATTACTTCCTCTATTAGTTATCTCCTTACCAGCAATATAATCCATCCAACCCTCAAAGAAGTGAAGGGTTTTATATTCAGGATCAACAATCATTGACACAGACATTGTGTCATCATACATCCTTCTATATGCCATCTTCTCAGTGACACCCATGAAGTCTGACGTCACATCATGAGTGGCAAATGATGAACCAGGAAGAGTTGCATCAGTGCAAGAGATGTTGATTCTTTCTTGCAATCCAGCATCAACTGCAACACCTTTTTGTTGTTGAATATGAGTTCTTACTGCGCCTGGCAGATTGATTGACAGAAAGTAATTTGAAGTTGTTGCATTGTGCATCAACTTTGTAATCAGACTCTCTGTAGTGTATCTTGATATCCCTGCCATCTATAAATAAGATGATTACCATACTATGTAGACAGAAAGTGGGGCAATCTATAAAGACAAAGTATAAACCCACCAACCCAGACAAGTACATGGGCAATCCTAACAATATTATTTGTAGGAGTTCATGGGAAAGAAGGTTCTGTAAGGAGTGTGATACCAATCCTAGCATAAAAAAGTGGGCAAGTGAAGAGTTCTCAATCCCATATGTATCACCTGTTGATGGTAAGGTTCATAGGTACTATCCAGACTTCTTAATTGAGAAGACTGATGGCAAGAGATATATCATAGAAATAAAACCTGACAAACAAACCAAACCACCTGAGAAGAAGAGTAGAGTTACTAAGTCATACCTATATGAATGTGCAACTTTTGAGATAAATAAAGCCAAGTGGAAAGCAGCGTCAGAGTTTGCCAAAGATAATGGTATTGAGTTTCAGATAATGACGGAGAATCAAATCTTCCCAGAAAAACATCATACTAGGAAGAACTATGGAACAAGAGGAGTATCTAGAAAGCGCAGAAAATAGATTAGAGTATGTTGTAGATGATATCATCAACAAGTCATCTGCTGATGATAGGATGATGGCTCTTCTTGAGGTGCTAACAGAGACAGAAGTTGTTCCTGATGTTGGGAGATACTACACATTTGTGTATCAACCAAAGACACCAAGAATAAAATATGATCAGAACCCATTGATTGCTTGTGTGTCTATTGATAGATGGGGGTTTAAAGGGTTGAATTATCATTGGGGTAAGTTTAGAAACTATACCTGGAATGAAGTTGTGGGTAATTTGCATGTGATATACCCACTTGAATTAAGGGATGCTAGGTCCATTCCAACTCAACATTTCCTAATAAATACTTAAATGCAAGGATGATCAATGCCATCTACAAATAACAATACAGGTTGGAAAAAGAAGGATGGGAATGAATCCGTCTATGAGACCACTATGCCTTTAAGTAAATTTGATGATCCTAATAATCCAATTGATAAAAGAAAGGGACAAGTAATAGCAAGATTCAATGTACAGGATGGACAGATAACACTCTCTGAAAAGACTAGTTCTGGTGAGACATTGATGTCAACCCTTGATGCAGATGGTTCTCAATCATATCAAAGTGGCGATACTTACGCAACCTACTTTGATGCAGATACATCAAGCACTAGAGGTAGACAACTTCAGCAAGTTTTAGATTTAACAAAGAATGAATTTGTTGCCACAGCAAAAAAAGAATTAGAACCTTCAGTGTTTGAAGATTTAAAAAAAACTAAAAGGTATAAATCAGTTGGAAATGATTCAGAAACAGATCCTGATAACCCACAAACATCACCAGTAGACCCTGGTGCAAGTCCAGAAAGTGGTGAACGTGGATATAAAGATCCAACACAAAAAGGCAAAGCAATACCTGAAGGAAAAAATGTACTCAGATATCCTATATCAGTTCCTGAACTTGGATATGATTTCATTAGAATAACTGCATATGAATACACTGCTGGTGGAAGACAATCTCTGACACTAGCTCAAAGATTAAGTGCAAAGAAAAGAATTGTAAGAGATGCAACCAAAAAGGAGACAGTGATTCTCCCTATGCAACCAAACTTTTCTGAATCAAATGCTGTCAGTTGGGGTGGAGACAATCTAAACCCACTTCAAATGGTTTTGGGTAGAGCTGCCATGGGTGGCATAGAAGGGTTAGGAAATCTTATGAACCCTAGTAAAGCAGGTGAATTATTTTCAAAAGCTTTGAAGGATGTAGGTGATGATATAAGGGAAATGTTCAAAGATGAAGTGTCTGAAGCAGGATTGATTGCATACTTTGCTGGACAAGCAGTTGGTGCAAACATCCTTGGCAGAACTGCAGGGGTAACACTCAATCCCAATCTTGAACTTCTCTTCAAAGGACCTAACCTGCGTACATTTAATTTTAATTTTAGATTTACTCCAAGGTCAGAGAAAGAATCAAAAGAAGTAAAAGAAATAATTAGAGTGTTCAAAAAGAACATGGCAGTTCAGAGATCAACCTCCAACTTATTTCTTTTGACACCTAGAGTATTCACTTTAGAGTACATATATAATGCCTCAGGTGAAAATGCTGGTCAGATACATCCATATTTGAATGTATTCAAACCAATGGCAATGACCAATCTTAACGTGAACTATACTCCTGATGGAACTTATATGACATACAATCAGAGTGGTTCACTTACAGCATATGATCTACAGATGAGTTTTGGTGAACTTGAACCAATCTATGCTGATGAGTTTGATGATCCAGATGATAATGCTATTGGATCATTCAGCGATCATAGAAACATGGGTTACTAAAAATGTCAAACTATTTCTCTTATCTTCCTAACTTTGATTATGTAAACAGGATTCCTAGTGAGCAAAATATATCCTCATACACAGAGGTAAAGAATCTCTTTAAGAGAGTGAAGTTGAATGACAAATTATTTCAAGACCTAACTAACTTCACCACTTATACAATTCGTGGTGATGAGAGACCAGATAATGTTGCCCAAAAAATATATAAAAGTTCTAATTATGATTGGATTGTCCTTCTATCAAACAATATTATAAACATTCAAGATGAATGGCCAATGACTAATAGGGCATTTGAACTCTACATGAATAAGAAGTATGGTGTAACTAACTATGATGCCTTCCATCACTATGAGTCTAAAGAAATAAAGGACTCAAGTAACAGTTTTACAGTACTAAAAAAGGGACTTGAAGTCCCTTCTGATTATTCTATTACATTCTATGATGGTGCTCTAGGTAAGATGAAAACCGTCACAGATACAAATGTAGGTGTTACCAACTATGAGTATGAACAAAGAATTCAGGATGATAAGAGAAGTATTTACTTGTTAAGACCTGATCTTATTCAAACTGTCATAAGAGAAATGAAAGACTTGATGAGATATAAAGATGGTAGCACCCAATTTGTAAACCATCAACTAGTGAAAGGAGAAAATATCAACCTATTTTAAAAGACTATAATAGGTTGCAATTACGAGGAGGGTAAGACACCCTCTCTCATAAGTCCATTTCATGAGTCAGCAAGTTTTGCGAAGTAAGACATAGCGTCATCATCATCGTCAGAAGCAGTGGGTGCTGGGTCAGGAGTTTTTGATGCTTGGTAAGAATCTTCAAGCTTCCTGAGCACTTGCTCTTCTGTGACAGACTTCTGTTCTGCTGCTGCGTAGTTATCATATTCAGTTTCCTCTGCTTGTGGTGCTGGACGTGTTGACTTCTTTCCAAGAACATAATCAAGACGCTTCTTCAGTTCATCATAGGACTTGAACTGATCAGCAGCAGTGAAAGCAGCAAGTGAATACTCTTTCTTCCAGATTGCTTCAAGGGCATCATCATCATCCAGGAGAGGACCCTGACGATCAAACTCAGAGGAGTCATAGTTCCAGTAACCAGCAACCTTCTTCAACTTCAGTTTGAAGTTAGCACCTTGCCAGAAGTCAAAAGGATTGATAGGAGTCTCATCCTCAAACTCAGGTTGCATAGCAGCCATGATCTTATCAAAGATCTTCTTACCAAACTTGTAGAGGAACACACCTCCTTCATTCTGTGGGTTGGCAGGATCTTTGACAACATAGATGTTGGCATAGAAGGACAGTTTGCGCTTTTGCTTACGCACAGTGTCCTTATCAGATTCATTTCCACTGTTCCAAAGTTCCCTGTTGAGTTCTCCTACAGGATCTTTTCCTCCCACAGTGGTCAGGGAGTTTTCAATATACCATCCACCAGGTCCTTGGAAGGCATGAGAGAAGAGTTTTACCCAAGGAAGATCTTCTCCTTCAGGAGCAGGGAGGAAGCGAATAACTGCATACCCATTACCTGACTTGTCCATTTCTGGTTTCCAAAGGCGTTCATCTGCACCTCCACCAGTATTGTTCATCTTCTCTACTTCTTTCACCAACTTATTGGTCAGTGAACCAAGGGAAGACTGCTTCTTAAGGTCTTTGAAAGACATTGTATTCTCCGTATTAGATGTATTTGGTCTGTGTCCTTTAGCTTGGTAGAGGATCAGGCAGCCTCAATATAGGATATTTATGAGGGGAAGTCAACCCTCTCTTTGGATGGTCTTCTTCATGTTGGCAATCATGGCATTCATGTTAGTGAACACTGTAGCCAGGTCAACATCTGCAGGAAACCCAATCATTGTTGCCTCCCTCATGATGTTCTCTTTCATCTCCTTTGCCTTTGGATCATCAGACAAACTGAGTCTGGTGTAAAGAATCTTTTGTTTATTCAAAAGATCTTCAAGCATTTCTACATGCTCAAGTTTCTCTGCATTTGTCATGGAGTGAAACCTAAAGACACTGTTATAGATTTTTTCTTGGAGGTCAGTAATATCCTGCATCTCCTTCTTAACAAATTCTGATTCGAAGAAACTCATACTACTATACTCTTTAGAATTTTTCTATACTTGATAACATCAATATGTAGGAAGGAATCATACTTTGACATTCTCATGGAAAGAAACTTCCACACAGGATCATCAAGTTTTTTATCAAAGTTATTTTTGAATCCTATAATCTTATTTAATAGGACAAGAGATTCAAGAGAAATGTTCTTACCTAGATGTTCCTTCACAATGATAGGATGTTTTGTACCTTCAATGTGGAACATCTCATCAAAGTTCTTACCAGCAAAGACATTCTCAATCTCAGACTTGAATGTATAACTCAGAGACTGAAGTCGCTTCTTCCAGTCTGTATAGTTTTGTTCTCCATTTCTGACGATCTCTCCAATCCAGAGAGACTGCGGATCATCACAACTGACAAAATTACTAACAAAAAACTCAACCACTTCTGCATCATCTTTCTGCCTGCTCAGTTTTTCAAAGAAATATCTGTCACGTCTTTTGTAGAAACTTTCCAAAGAAGCACGTGACTTGCCACCATACCTATGGTAGTCATACTTCTCTTTTGTAAAGTGGTTTTTTAAACCAAGATAAGATTTGTAGGCATCAAAAGGAGTCACCTTGGGAATCATAATGGGAGTTTAGCATGACTAGTTTTCTTGAGGAGGTTCAGTTCCATTGCCTCACACTTCAATTTTTCCTTCAGGGGTTTGGACATCAACTTGGGAACTGATTCAATGTCCACACTATTCTTCTCACAGAAGAATACAATTGCATCAATGTATGACATGTCTTTATTGTCATGCGCAATCTTCTCTATCTCTTCAGCAAATTTCTTTGAAGAGTAAAACTTATTTTCAATAAGTTTATTGATACTGTCTTCAGTTGACTGCGGCATAATCATGCAATTTATATTCAACAAACTCTCTAATATATTTTGAGAGTAAATTGATGTACTTTCTCTTGTCGTATTCCTCATAAACTTCAACCTCGCCATTTTCACATGACATAATAATTACAAACTTCTTCACCATTATACCAGTCATCTCATATAACATGCAAGCATAGGCTGCACATTGTACAAAGTGACTGTCAATCCATTGTCTTGGTTTAGGTTTCTTTGCTGTCTTGAAATCAATGATAGCAAGTTCACCCTCATACTCTGCAATACAATCCACACTACCAGCAACACCTAGTTCATAACTGAATAGGGATTGTTCAATAGCATGTACATTATCTATCTTGTCCAGTGTAGGTTTTGCCTGGGCAAAAAGGTATTGCGAAAGTGGTTGGACTCTAGGTAATGGCTTGTTGCAAAGATGATGCTCAGCCAGAGTATGCATGTCTGTGCCCCTAGATGTCGCCTGTTTGGTGACTCTGTTTGCTTCTTCATTTCCTACCTTTGCCCTCCACTCTCTGAAGATCTCACGTTGGTAATGACTAATAATAGAGGTGATAGATACTAGTTTCTTCCCATTGGGAGTATCATAGTATCTAACACCATCAATAGTCTCTCTAGTGAGAGTAGGGTAATCAATTTCAACGTGATTAAACATTACATACCTAGTTCTGTTTTTGCTACAATGTATTCTTTGACCAGTCCACTTCTACAAATGTCCTCTGGTCCAAACTCTACCATACCAAATGAGGGCATGTTCTTAAGAATACGAATGAAATCAATGATTCCATTCTTCTCATGGTTCTTAACCAAATCAGTTTGAGTAGCATCACCACAGAAATGAATCTTGGTGTTCTCACCTACCCTAGTAATGATTGAATCAAGTTCATGAAAGTTCAGGTTTTGGAACTCATCAATGATGAGAATTGCATTATCAAAGGTTGTACCTCTGATGAATGATGTGCTCCAGAAACTGATGGTGCCTTGTGCTTTTAGATTTGCATAGAGCATTTCAAAGGCATTGTCATCAGGCATCTCAAACATATATTTTACCATATTCTTATAAGGAATCTGGTAGATGTCTGATTTGTCTTCATGGTCACCAGGGAGGAAACCAATCTCTCTGGTGGGTACAAGAGACCTTACAATGTAGATCTTGTCATAAGGTGTCTTTGTATCTAGAACATCCTGGAGTGCATTGTAGAGTGTGATAAAGGTCTTACCAGTACCAGCACATCCATAAGCAACAGTATGTTGGTCTTTTGAATACTCATCAAAAAACAATTGTTGATTTTCTGTGAGTGGTTCAATCTTCTTGATGTAATCAAGATTAATTGGTTTCTTTCTTTTCATAACTCTATTGCTCATTCCAAATGGCACTGGATTACCAGTGCTTCCAATTCCTGTTTTTGATTTTCTTGGCATGTTAGTTAGTCTACATCAAAGGCAGATTGGGTGGAAGATTCATAAGATCCTCTCTTTGCTAAACGTCCAGAAATTCCTCCAGACTTTTCAGCTTTCTTGAGGACCTCTCCCCATCCAGGATTTTTATTGACAAGTTTATCTCTCCATTCACCAACTTCAATCCCCATGCCTGGTGAATTTTCAGGAGTAAAATATCTTTCCCATTCAGGATTGTCCTCTTTCCACTGATCCCAATCATGGATGCTCATCACTACATCCTTCTTTTCACCAGTTTCTTTATTAAGAACAGGGTATGTTGCCATAAGTTTCCTCTGTTGTGTGTTTATTTATTAAGACCAGTCAAGTGCCTGTGCAATGACAGGAAATTGCTCTACAAAGATTGCCTTACAATCATTTGCAAGATCCATGTGCTCTTTCTGAGTACCATTAGCAGATCTCAGATCAATATAATGAACCCATGATCGCACTGAGCCACTCATGTACATTCTGGTCGGAACACACATGGGAAGCACATTACGAGCACACTCCTTTGCCACGCCTCTTTCAAGCATCTGTTGATACAGTGCCATAGAAGAGTCAAATAGAGTCTGCATCTGGAGTTCCAGATTTTGTTTAACAAATGGATCAAGATCATCAGTGGAATTCTGACGATTCTTAGTGTCCTGACGTCTCAACTCTGGGAGAGGGATCTTTTCCATGAGCAAAGATGAGTCAGCATACCTTTGTGAAAATTCTTGATATGTGAAGCTCCTATGACGCAGCACTTGAGCCGCAATGGCTCTGGTAGTTTCCAACTCAATGGTCATGAATGCCTGCTCAAAGATGCTCCAATGCTTGTGCTTGATGCAATACTTGATAAGACCCTCAAAGGAATCATTACCCTGATTAGAAGGGTTGCTCACTCTGGCACAATAAGCTATGTGCTTTTCTGCATCAGGAGTTACTGAGATAAGTTTTGCTGTCATTGCTTCTCTGCTTTTCTAACTTTTTTAAGTGCTTTTACTTCTGTTTTAATCATTTGGTATGCATCTTCAGCAGTTATTCTGCCACCCATTTCCATGGCAGCAATAACCTCTACTCTTGTGCCAAAGTGTTGAAGTGCTCTTTCAAATGTGTCTAGTTCTTCATACATGTTTAGTCTGGGTAACCATCATCATCATTGAACACCTCATCATAGTCTGAGAGGGGCACATCATATTGAGTATCATATTTATATGCCTGTGGATCAGAATAAACTTCTGATTCCAACTCATCTACAATGAGTTTAAGTTTGGAGATAATCTTTTTAA